CAAACTAAAACTACAAAGCCAATACAGTATAACAATACTAATACTCTTGTGGGTAAAGGTTATGACTTTATTGTAAGCAAAACAGGCTTTATTAGCAAAGCCGGCGGATGTATCGTCTTTATTATCAATACTGTTCGTGGACAAAGAACAGTTGTATTATTAGGTAGTAAGAATACTAAAACACGTATTCCAGAAGCATTCCTTATCTCTGCACTATATTAAAACAAATTAGGAAACACTTGTCTTTGTGCAGACAAATAATTATCATACGTTTCATCTACAAACTTAGGTATTGATCTATTTGTCATTGTTGACAATGTGTTCAATACCTTTTCTTTATGAAACAAAATATTTTCAAATTTAAGTTCAACTATCCGATCTTCATATTCTATGGGTTTTACTAATGGATATTTGTATGAAAACGGAAACTTATCTACGTGCCATTGCATAATATTAGTATTAGCAACAAAGTCATTTTTCATTTCATACTTATAGTATCTAAAGTTTGAAACATACTTAACCATTTCTTCACTAAACGTTATGATAATATTTTTTCCATTAGGAAACTTACTAAAAAATATTTTCCAATTAGGTGCAAAATGCTCTTTAAATGTTATAGGTTTGTTATGGTAAGGTATGGTAGCAGAAATATAATTGTTAGTTTGATTAGCCATAAATGTATAAAACTGATCATCCATTAATGCAGGATTAAAAAAACTTACATCATGTGCATGTGCATTAGGAAACTCCAAAACACGTTGATATGCAATATGGTCTTGTGCTAAGATTTGTTCTAGTATTGTTTTAATAAAACTTCCAGACGTTCCAGTTTCAAAACTTATCAAATATGTCTCATTATTAATCATAATATTATTTAATAGATAAGTAGAACTGATGAACATCTTTACACTAGAATATCAAACCAGATTACGTGCTTGGCACGATTTAAGAGAAAAATTAAAAGACTGCGACATAAAACAAAAATGTATTGAAGTAGATAATTTTTGGCAGCAATGCCCACAAGTAGCGTACTACTTACACCCAATTGACATGCCACAATGGCCTAACCCATGGGAGTTGTTAGCAGATAACAACTATTGCCCATATGCTAGGGCATTGGGTATGATATATACACTAGTATTGTTGGGTATAAAAGAGGTTGACTTAGTTGACGCAAAAGACGATAATAGTGAAGATGTGGTATTAGTCCTTGTTGATAACGCAAAATATGTATTGAATTACTGGCCTAATACGGTAGTAAATAACTGTCTACAAGACTTCACCATCACGAAACGTTATGACGTTTCGCCAATAATAAACAGAATAGGCAAACCATGAAAATATATGTTACTAAACGAAACGGAAATAAAGAGATATTAACATTAGAAAAGTGGCAAGCGCAAGTAGCAAAAATATGTAAAGGAATCGCAGATGTAAGTCAATCGATGATAGAAATTAAGGCTCAGCCTCATTTCTATGATGGCATTACTACTAGAGAGATTGATGAAATTACGTTACGTGCGGTTGTCGACCTTATTGATATTGAGAGTAACCCAGATATCGGTAATACAAATTATCAATATGTAGCAGGCAAACAACGTTTGAGTATGTTACGCAAAGACGTATATGGAGAATATAATCCTCCCCATCTATACGAAATCGTAAAGAAAAATGTTTCAATTGGTTTATACAGTCAAGAATTACTTGAGTGGTATAGCGAAGATGATTGGAACAAAATGAATGACATGCTTGAGCATGAGAAAGACGAGCAGTATTCTTATGCCGCCATTGAACAATTGATTGAAAAGTATTTGGTACGCAATAGAAGTACTAAGGAGATTTATGAGACCCCGCAAGTTCGCTACATGGTTGCAGCCGCCACTGTATTCCACAAAGAAGAGCCCAATAATGCAAGAATGCGTTACATCAAGGAGTATTACAATGCCGCAAGTGACGGTTTATTTACTCTTGCTACTCCTGTTCTCGCCGGTCTTGGCACTCCTACTAAGCAGTTTAGCAGTTGCGTACTTATACGTAGTGATGACGACCTGGATTCAATCTTTGCGTCAGGAGAAATGATGGCAAAGTATGCTAGCAAACGTGCTGGCATTGGTTTAGAAATAGGCAGATTAAGACCTCTAGGTAGTCCTATTCGTGGCGGTGAGATTATGCACACCGGCATGATTCCTTTCCTTAAGAAGTGGTTCGGTGATTTGCGTAGTTGTTCACAAGGAGGCATACGTAATGCTAGTGCTACAGTTTTTTATCCTATATGGCATCATCAGTTTGATGATCTTATTGTACTTAAAAACAATCAAGGAACCGAAGAAACCCGAGTCCGTCATATGGATTATGGGGTTGTGCTTAGTGCTTTCTTCTGGCGAAGATTTAAAAACAAACAAGACATAACGTTCTTTGATCCAAATGAAGTGCCTGATTTATATGAGGCATTCTATAGCGATACTGAAAAGTTTGAAGAACTTTATGTAAAGTATGAAAAACAAAAAGGCTTACGTAAGAAGTCTATGTCAGCCGAAGAAGTTTTCAAAAGTGGTATATTAAAGGAGCGCACTGATACAGGTAGAATTTATCTTGTATTCATTGATAATGTAATGAATCAAGGTCCATTTGATCCTGAGTACCACACAATTTATCAGTCAAACCTATGTTGTGAAATTTTACTCCCTACGAAGCCGTTTAAGCGTTTGGACGATGAAACAGGTCGAATTGCGCTATGTACACTTGGCAGCATTAACTGGGGTGCTTTCAGAAACCCTGAAGATATGCGCCGTGCTTGCCGTATTCTACAGCGCAGTTTGTGCAATATCTTGGATTACCAAGATTTCTTAAGCATTCAGAGTAAACTAAGCAACGATGAAATACAACCATTGGGCATCGGTGTTACTAACCTTGCCTATTGGCATGCTAAACGAGGATTAAAATATGGCGACAAAGACGCACTACAAGAAGTTAAGAGTTGGATGGAACACCAAGCCTATTACCTTACAGAAGCAACTGTTGAACTTGCAAAAGAACGAGGTCCGTGTGTTGAGAGTAGCAAGACACGTTACGGTAAAGGTGTCTTTCCCTGGGAACTCAGAGCCAAAGGCGTTAACGAATTGGCCAATTTTAATCCCGAACTAGATTGGGAAACATTAAGAAAGGACATGAAACAATATGGAGTACGTAATGCTACTCTTATGGCTATTGCTCCTGTTGAAAGTTCTAGCGTGGTCATTAATAGTACTAACGGTATTGAGTTGCCTATGTCACTTATTACTGTCAAGGAAAGTAAAGCAGGAAGTTTTACTCAAGTAGTTCCCGAATATCAAAAGTTAAAGAACAAATATCAATTGATGTGGGATCAACGTGACTGCGATGGTTACATAAAAACGGCAGCGGTGTTGGCTGCATATGTTGACCAAAGCATAAGTACAAATACTTTTTATAACCCAGCACACTTTACAGATAGAAAAGTTCCTACTACACTGATTGCTAAGAATCTTATGCAAGCGCACTATTGGGGACTTAAGACATTCTACTATAGTTTGATTAACAAGCAGGGTTCTAAGATGCAAGAACAAGATGTAGTTGAAAATACAGTAGTAGAAAATATAGAATTATTAGAAGATGATTGCGAATCGTGTAAATTATGAGTAAAGCACAATACAACCTTAACACAAAGACAGACTATTTAAATCGCAAAATGTTTTTGGACCCACAAGGTCCAGTAACCATACAACGTTTTGAAGAAGTAAAGTATAACAAATTAGTAAAATACGAGCAGACCGCACGTGGCTTCTTTTGGGTTCCCGAAGAGGTATCATTAACAAAAGATGCTAATGACTTTAAAGATGCTAGCGATGCTGTAAAGCATATCTTTACCAGCAACCTACTGCGTCAAACTGCATTAGATAGTTTGCAGGGTCGTGGTCCCAGTCAAATCTTCACACCTGTTATTAGTTTACCTGAATTAGAAGCACTGGTCTATAACTGGACATTCTTTGAAACAAACATCCATAGTCGTAGTTATAGTCATATTATTCGTAACATTTATAACGTGCCCAAAGAAGTATTCAATACTATCCACGAAACAAAAGAGATTGTAGATATGGCAAGTAGTGTTGGAAAATACTATGATGACTTGCACAAGATGAATTGCCAAAAAGAAATTGGTGAAATGCTAGTAAGCGAAAAAGATCACATCAAGACAATCTGGTTAGCATTACACGCAAGTTATGCACTAGAAGCATTCCGATTCATGGTGTCATTCGCTACAAGTCTTGCTATGGTCGAGAACAAAATTTTTATTGGTAATGGTAACATCATTAGTTTGATATTACAAGATGAAATCTTACACAAAGAATGGACTGGATTCTTAATTAATCAAGTTGTTAAAGAAGATCCAAGATTCGCAAAAGCAAAGCAAGAATGTGAAAGTGAAGTATTACAGATTTATCAGGATGTAATACGTGAAGAAAAAGAATGGGCAGACTATTTGTTTAAGAAAGGTCCTGTTATTGGATTGAATGCCAATATATTAAAGGACTTTGTAGACTATACTGCAATGGATGCACTTAAGCATATTGGTATCAAATACTGGAATTCAGCACCCAAAACTACACCCATTCCATGGTTCAATAAACATACTGAAACCAGCAAAAAGCAAACAGCACTACAAGAAAATGAATCAACAAACTATGTAATCGGCGTCATGTCAGATAGCATTGACTACGAATCACTACCCAATATATAATAAGGAGAAAAATAATGAGAGCAATAGTATGGAGTAAGTATCATTGTCCTTTCTGCGACCAAGCAAAAGCATTATTAAAGCAAAAAGGATACGAAATCGAAGAACGTAAAATAGGTGACGGATACAGTAAAGAAGAGTTATTGGAAGCAGTTCCAAACGCAAGAACAGTACCCCAAATATTTTTAGGTGAAGAATACGTAGGTGGATTTACAGAACTTAAACAAAGGTTGGCAGCATGAATTTAAATTTAACAGCAGGATCAGTATATACATTCAAAATGAACAGCGGCGAAGAATTAGTCGCTAAAGTTAAAACATTGGGTGAGGGTTTCGTAGACTTAGAAGAACCCGTAAGTATCGCCCCTGGCCCACAAGGTATGGGACTAGTTCCTAGTCTTTTTACCTCAGAACCCAAGGCCTCAGTAAGACTAAATACTAATAGCGTTGCTATCGTTGGTCCAACGGACGACAATGTAAAGATGAAATATCTTGAGGCAACAACAGGAATTAAAGTTCCTGAGAAGAAATTAGTATTAGGGTAAAGATGGCACAGTTAAGTCGCTTAGGAGATCAGAACACAACCGGGGGTAAAATAGTTAGGGGCGCAAGCACTACATATGCCAACGGCATTGCAGTAGGACTGCATGTAAGCGACATAACTCCACACGCACCATTTGGTAAACCGCATCCTCCACATAAGGCAGCAAAGACTACAGAAGGTAGTCCTACTGTATTTTGTGAGGGAGTTCCAGTACTCAGAGTAGGTTCAGGCAACACATGTGGACATTCAATTGTTCAAGGTAGTCCTGACGTATTTGTACCGTAAACTATCATGGCAGACACTGGTAAACAAAGTCCACTAGGCGTCAATGTTTTAGGCTCTATTTTACAGAATAAAGGCTATTGCATTAATAAAGTTGCGGCTAGTTATATGGGTGCAAGTAAGTCTAACCCCGGATATTCTTTTGGATCGTTAGTACAAGGCACTGTATTAAGATTGCAAACATGGGGTATACATGATGCCTATAATAGAGGATTAGTAACACAAGGTGGCGGTAATAGCGTATATGATAATTTAATTTATATTGGCTTTACTTCTATTCCCTCACTTGGTAATGCTAAATCACCTACTTATTTACCTGTAGACGCAGCCGGACTTTGGACAAGTGGAGGCACCCCTGCTAGTTCTGCTTGGCCTTTTTCAGGAACTACTGATCAAGCACAAAATGCAAGTTGGATACCATATAATACTACCAACTCAAATAAAAGTATAACACAGTGGGGTTTCATTCGTTGCTATGCATTACAAGCATGGAACGAATTTAATTATAACGGTAGTCCTACTGCTAGAGATACTCCTGAATATAAAGAGTTTTGCTCATCATTATTAAGTGCAAATGCATTTGTTGGTTATAGTAACCAAGCAATTTTTGCAATGCAAGATAGTAAGCAATTCTTAGTAGGTGCATATAGTAACATCAACGATTTAATTAGTGCAGATATTACAGGTGTAAATCTTGCTACATTTAAATTTGGACAAGATTTAATTAACTTAGGTAAAGCATTAGACCTAAATACAATATCAACGTTTGGTTTGCCTTCTACATTACTAAGAACATTAGGAACTAATGGCGCTATCACACAAGACTTAAGTTTGGCTTTGTTGTCAACTGGATTATCAAGTAGTGATATAAGTAAAATTGGATCAGGTCAAAAAACTGATGTAACGACAGAACAAGAGCAACAGATATATGGGGCGTTTTTATTAATACAGGGTGTAAATTTAGTAAACGTATTAGCACCATTACTTTGTAGAACTGCAGGATTAGTAACACTGGCTGATTTGTTAAGTGTAAGAAAACTGTTCCCTACTAGTTATAACAGTATGACAGTACCTATATATAATACTGCACCTGGACCAACAAATAGTAAAACATATTATCTGATTTACTCAGGCACAGGAATTAACTCTGCTATCAACTCGCCTGCAATAAAAGAAATCGTAGGATATCAAATACCAAGTGGTACGCCACCTATTACTGATATTCAAAATAATAACACTAATTATGTATTGCCCCCTAAAGGCTTCGGCGCAAATTTAATTGGCATCATTCCAGAAGATGATGCTGTTGCAGCCGGCGCATTCAGTTACTCAATGCGTCAAGTTAGAAATGTAGAACAAGCAGAGATTACTAAGTTTGCACAAGTTGTATTTGGAAATGAATCTGCAATAGGACCTAATTTTACTAAGGCTAGTGGTACTGATAGACCTGTAGTTACTGAAATGGCAAACTATGGTTTGACTGTTTGCGCACAAGGTAGCGGAGTATATGGTTCATTTACTATGAGTGATTTGTTTGGATGCATGAGTGGTCTACCTTATCCATGGGCAAACTTATACAGTAGTATTACTTCACTACAAACACAAAAGTTGCATAACATTTATCAACAGAATTTCTTAGCGATCACATGGGAAAAGGCGCAGATGCAATTGACACAGCCGTATTATTATACGACTGTAGTACCTTATGTAGCACCCACAGTAAGTTCTAATCCTGCAAACCCGACATATCAACCTAATCCTGCTCTACCCAATTATGATCCATATCCTTATGTAAACGGTAGTAGTGGAGCAAAAACGTACTGTGCAACATATTATAGCGCAGCCGGACAGCCCGCCCAGTATGATTGGTACTATACATTAGTTATTAGACAAACAGAAGATGGCGGAGGATATGGTAGAGGAACTGCGCCCAATCCAACCGTTACTATATCACCAAACAATGTTGGTGCAAGTGTAGCGACCGTAGTTGGAAGAAATGATCAGGCTGCTGCCTCAATGGGAGGTGGATCATTTGGTAGAGTCAATACTAGTATTAACAATGGTGGTCCATATAGATGGTTAGCAAACGATGTTCAAACTAATTGGCTAAACATTGCTGGTTCTGATACTGATGCAGCCTCTCCTACCCCGCCTATTATTCCTCCTAGAAGTGCTTCTTGGGTTGAAGCCAATATGCCTATAGAAACAATTACCATACAGCATCCACCAACCGCAACACTTCCTGTTAGCGCAAATGGAGCAGTAGCAACAAATGGCACAAACACATCAGGTGATGTATGGAGTAGAAACGGACAAGTAAGTTCAGGAACTAATCCATGGCCTGCACCAATGAATGCAAATATTCAGCAATACATTGATCAGGCAAATGCAGAGATACAAGCAATATCAGTTTCAAAACCAACTGAGACAGTTAACAATAACACAATTTATAGAATTTTAGGTACACAACTAACACGTGAGCAACGTACTAGATATACTGCATTGCCCCCTGTACCTGTACCAAAAGATATTTGGATCAACTTATACCCAACATCATTGTATGTATACGTTGATTCTATTCCAAGTTTAGCGCAGAACACAGATCCTCATATGAGCGCACAAACATTAGAAGCAATTTCTGATTTAGAGACTACCGGAGGACAAAGTACAGTTGCTATGCAAAGACAAGAACGTAATCAGTCAAGATTACAAACAGTTGGCATACCATTAGACAACAACCTAAACTCAGACATGATTGCACAACAACGTCAAACATTAGCAATGAATGGAGTTATACCTGATGCGGTTGATGGTGTGCCTTCTGGAACAAAGAATTACACATTGCCTGCATGGCCAGGTACAATAGGTGATGGCGGAGAACTAATACAACCAAGACCAGTGGGAAGAATGATTAGTATTGGTCCTCAAATCGTAACGGATGTTAAGCCTGGCGAACTTACACCTATTCTTAATGATATTCCTTTCCCTGTTGTTGGACCATTAGTACCCGTAGGGCCCGGGGACAACATTATCACGTACCCAACAATAGGACAAATACCTGACTTTGAAACTGAAGGTGATCCAACCCGCATACCAAACGGTGGCGGTACTACTATAGCCGGCGGCGATCCCAGTGGTGGTGGAGGTGGTGGAGGTGGTGGAACATCCGGTAGCGGAGGCGGAACGTCTGGTGGCGGCGGGTCTACTAATCAAGGCGGCGGAAACACACCTACAGGTAATACACCTAATACAGGCGGGGGAACACCGGGCTCAGGTTTACCCAATAACAACGCCGGCGGAATAGTAATAGTGACACCCCCAGGATTTGGTACACCATTAGGCAAGCCCACAATTCCCACAAATTTAAATCCAATATATACTAGTAGTACTATGTTGCCGTCTAGTCCATCAGTCCAAGAAGCAATAGAAAACGTGATAGAGTGCAATTGTGACTGCTGGATCACATAAGGTAGACCAAAAAACTTGTATAGTATTAAAAACTATACTAGAATAGTGTCTTGCCTAGATAATCGGAATTGTCCGAAAAGAAAAGGAGAAGCAAAATGGAAAAATCGATGAAAGGTATGTACCATTTAATTGGTTTCATACTAGTTGCGATGTTTACATTCCAGATCACCAACCATAAGTTTCAATACTATAAAGAAAACTTTGGAGACTCTGATAATGTACCAGTTAAGGTCATAGAACAAAGACTTAACTGTTTGGCTATGAATGTTTACCGTGAAGCAGGGCATGAGCCTTTTGAGGGTAAAGTTGCAGTAGCACAGGTTACGATGAATCGGGTAGATCACCCTGATTTCCCAAAAGATGTTTGTGCAGTTGTATACCAAAAGAATGTCTTTATGGAAAAGGTTGTTTGCCAATTTAGTTGGTACTGCGATGCGTTGCATCGTAATAGACCTATTAACAACAAAGCATACAAAGAGAGTTACGAGGTAGCCAAAAAAGTAATGCTTGAAGGATTTAGGCTTGACGGAGTTAAAAATGCATTGTATTATCATGCTGACTACGTGAATCCTAATTGGAAGTATCAAAAAGTGGCAAAGATTGGAAATCATATTTTCTACAACGAAAGGACTGTAAAATGACCAGCACCGTTTTAAACTTTTTTAGTAATTTGACCAAAGACTTTAAAGAGAAGATTACTAAACTTTCTAGTGATACAATTCATTGGATGGCAGTATTGTGTTTGCATGCGGCAACTGCACCCAATTTATTGGGAGTCATGTTTGGTCTCACTGATGTTATGCCACCAATTGATATTGTATTGATTGTTTGGGCAGGTCTTGGATTGTTGTTTATGAAGGCAATCATTATGAAAGATAGACTTAACCTCATTACAATCGGTGTAGGCTTTATGGCACAAGCAGTAGTGATGGCACTTATTTTCTTCAAGTAATGGAAGAAAAGAAAAAGAGTAATCTTGCAAAGGGCAGGGAGAGTTTCGATGCAACAATTGGAAACTCCCTTGTCACCTTTATTAATCGCAATGTTACTCCTTATCCGACTGAAGCAGGCGGACCTAAATTTGATTTAGTACCTGTTACTAAACAAAAAGATATTATGCTTAACGTGGCTAGGCTTCATGCTAGCCAAGAGTATAATAGAATAATGGAATTAGTTGAAGTATTGCAAAAGCAAGCACAACAAATTCAGCATAGATTAAAACTCACTGATATGGTACACAGTGCCAAGTATGGTTTTCAATTGTACCATAATCAATGTTATTGGCTTGCATTTGATCACAGACAGAATTGTACTGTACTTTCGCATTTAGGTCCTAATGATTGGTGTACTGGTGCACCAAAAGAATATGAGTACATTACGAGGGTGAAGTGGTTAGGTGATTATACTTGGTTAGAAGTTAATGAAGATGGAACTGATGGTGAGCAAACATTATGACTAAGATTAGTAGTAGTCCACAAAGAAATACTTTTCAAAAAGAAAAGTATATTGAGCGTTGCCAAAAAGAAGGTAAAGAACCTAGTGAAGATTATTTAGATATGTTCTTAGAAGAAGATAAGCGCCGCATGGCTAAATTTGATGACCCTAAGTCACGTGTCAATAATTTAGAATACGATTTATTAACTACTGAATGGATATTAGAGAAAGTTCGCAACGATGAAGCATATGCGCAAAATTTATACGCAAGTATGTGTAACACTGAATTCGTTAGAAATGATGTGTGGCCATTATTGAAGGGTGAGCGTTGGGGTTGCAGTTGGCGCTATGCAGGTGGTATCATTGCCGATATGAAACAAGAGGGAGACTACATAGATTGGTACTGTAGTGGTATTCGTGGCGCCGAAGCCGAACCGTTTAATCCCACATCAGAGCAAATAGAACGTATGAAAATCACTGAGCGATTTGTAGGTGAAGGGCATGTGACGGACGAGATTCGCAGTGATCTATTGAAATTAGGTTGGGTTGTTATTGATGATGACGATCCAATAGTATAAATACAATTGTATTATAAGGAACTATCATGGCATATAGCACACAGGTAATTGATCATTATGAAAATCCAAGAAATGTGGGTAGTTTTGATAAGTCCGATAGTGGTGTTGGCACTGGTATGGTTGGGGCACCTGCTTGCGGAGATGTAATGAAGTTACAAATTAAAGTAGATGAAAGTACAGGAGTAATTACAGATGCTAGATTTAAAACGTATGGGTGCGGGTCAGCGATTGCTTCGTCAAGTCTTGTCACAGAGTGGGTCAAGGGTAAAACATTGGACGAGGCAGCAACAATCAGAAACACAGCAATCGCAGAAGAACTTGCGTTGCCCCCAGTCAAAATCCACTGCTCAATCTTAGCAGAGGATGCTATAAAGGCAGCAATTGCTGATTACAAACAGAAGCATTAAATGAGTAGCGAACAATACAAGGTAAAGAACTCTACCCGTAGACATAGGGATGAGTCCGCAGTTAAGCGCCAGGTTAAAATTGCAAAAGCATATAATCATACCAAATACTTAGATGAACCACATAGATTAGTAAAACATCATGCTATGGATTGCGGGACTCCTGGTTGTATATTATGTGGTAATCCTCGACATAATAAGCAACTAAAAACTAAAGATAAGTTGACCATGCAAGAAAGAAAGTTATTTCAAGATCCGGATCATAGACCAGATAAACATGGTAATGGTCTTGAGCCCGAAGAATAACATGCATGAAACCTAAAATAAGAATCTTCATTAACCACCCTCAATGTAGCGTACAATCAGGTGGCGGGCTTTATGAAGCATTATCCCCACACTTCAATGTGGGGTTTTTTACAACAGCGGATATAAACTACAAGACGTTTAAAAAAATTGATGTTATCGCCTTTCCCGGCGGGTTAGGTGATAGTGATAGTTTTGATAAACTGTTAGCACCTACTAAAGAAGTCATTCAAAATTGCATTGAACATGGTAAAAAATATTTAGGTATTTGTATGGGTGCATATTGGACTGACAAACATTATTTTAATTTACTAAAAGATGCACGTACATTACAATACATTAAAAGACCTCACTCAGAAATACGAAGGTCTTTTAGCACAACTGTTCAAATAAATTGGTTAAGTAGAACAGAAGATATGTTTTTCTATGATGGTTGTGCAATCATAGGAGATGAAAACAAATTCACTACAATAGCACGTTATGCTAATAATGATCCAATGGCAATCATACAAAACAATATAGGTATAATTGGCTGTCACCCTGAAAGTATGCCTGGATGGTATAATAAAAAGTACCTAAAAGACTATTGGCATTATTATAAACATCACAAACTTTTAGTTGATTTTACTAAATTACTATTGTCATAATTCCGTCATATTTTTGTCACATTATTTTAGTAAATATGTTTGTTCGGTTTTATAAGGAGATAACATGAACAAATTATTTGCTATATTATTAGCGGCTGTGTCATTCACAGTACACGCACAGACAACAATCAATGGAGCCGGGGCAACATTCCCGGCTCCGCTTTATTCAAAATGGGCAGAAGCCTACAATAAAGAAACAGGTATAAGATTAAATTATCAAAGTATCGGTAGTGGCGGCGGTATAAGACAGATAGAAGCCAAAACTGTTACATTTGGTGCAAGTGACATGCCACTCAAAGATGATAAACTAGCAAGTTTGGGAGCGACACAGTTTCCTACTGCCATCGGAGGAGTGGTACCAATTATTAATATGAAAGATATAAAGCCCGGTGAACTAAAATTAACAGGTACAGTTATAGCAGATATCTATTTAGGTAAGATTAAAAAGTGGAATGATACTGCCATCACAAAATTAAATCCATCACTTAAGTTGCCTGATCAGGATATCATGGTTGTTCGTAGAGCCGATGGTAGTGGCACTACATTCTTATGGACAAATTACTTAAGTAAAGTTAGTAATGAGTTCAAAGAAACTATCGGTGAAGGTACTGCTGTCAACTGGAAAGTTGGCGCGGGAGGTAAAGGCAATGAAGGCGTTGCACAAATGGTTCGTCAATTGCCCGGCGCACTTGGTTATGTTGAATATGCGTATGTTAAACAGACTAAAATGAATTGGGTACAGATGCAGAATCGTGATGGTCAATGGGTAGCCCCTGATGATTTAACATTTAAGGCTGCAGCCGCAAACGCCACGTGGGATAAAACATTCTTTCAAGTATTGACCGATCAGCCTGGTAAAACAAGTTGGCCAGTTACTGGTGCTACGTTTATTATCATGTATCTAAAGAACGATAAACCACAAGAAGCACAAGAAGCATTAAAGTTTTTTAGATGGGCATTTAAGAATGGCGACAAAATGGCAGAGGATTTAGATTATGTTCCACTACCAGATAATGTCGTTAAGTTAGTTGAAAAAGAAATTAGTAAGATTAAGTAACTTACTAAATATTTTAATGCAGGTTCAAGAACTTTTAATAAACGATTCCAAAGTATTACGTGTCTTAGATTTATTAGAACCAAAAAA